GGTCAATCGGGATCCGCAGTTGTCCGACCTGCGCAAGAACGTCAATTTCCAGGCCTACACCAAAGACAATCCGCTGTATCGAGAACGGTTTGGTGGCGTTGTACCCACCGATCAATTTCCGGCGGTCGTTTTCACCGATTCCCGAGGCGGACACATCTACGTCGCGGGAGCCTCGTCGCTCCCGTCTTCGGCCAGTGGTCTCTATGCGGCCATCAAATCGGCTGCTGAAGTCCAGCAAGGTGTTGTTCAAGACGCTGCGAATCCTGGTGGGCCGAACATGCAAGAATTCGATCCGACTTGCCCTGACGGCAATTGCCCGCCTGGCCGCGTGCCTCTGCTAAATCCTGACCGCGATAAGCTGTTTCCGAATCTGCGTCCAAGGAATCCGGATCCCGTCCAATCGCTCCTGTATTGGATCTGGAATCCTGGCGAAGCAATTTTGGCGGTGCTCTGCGGAATCGCTTTCATCACGCTACTTTTCCTGATCGTCGTTAAGGTGCTCCGCAATTGACCCTACTTTTTTTCCTCGCTGTCGTCGTGTTCCTCTGTGCTGTCTGTTCGCAAATGGGATGAGCTGTTATGAGCCTCTTTTTACTCCTGATGTTTCTTGCAATCGCAATCCTCGTCGTCCTCTGGTGGAAACCATCCAAACCTCGAGGCAGTCAATCAGCCTCGATCCTTTCGGCGATCGCATCACCTGGCGACATCGCTAGCGATCGCGATGCCGTGCTCGAATCGGAGATCGCCGAGATCGTCTCAGTGATCCGCCAAGACGAAGCAGATCGTCGCCGAACTGCTGCTCTTGAACGCCTGGCCGCAATCCAAGCCTCCACCAAGAAAACCAAATGAGCAACAATCCAACCATCACAGATCAGCAGCTAGCTGACGCAGCTGCTGCTCCCCAGTCTGTGTCCGCCGATGGCGTGACAGTGACCAACCGATCGGTTGAGGATCTGCGTAGAGCTCGGGAAGAATTGGCGAACACCAATGCCTCCAAGCCTCGACGCGGTGTCCTGTTTTCGAAAATGATCCCTGGATCCGCACGAGGTCAATGATGCCTGCCTGGGTAACCGCTTTGATCACGTCGATCCTACGCATCCTGACTACGGCCTCGGCCCGCCATTTCGGATTTGCTGCCGGTTGGTTCCTCCTGCTAGCCGGATTGCTTTTCAATTCGATGGCCACTCTCATCCTGGGTGGGGCCGTAGTCTTCTTTTTGTACGTGTCTCCAGCCAACAAGGCCTGATCATGCTGCTGCTTGACCAATACGGCAAACCGATCGACACCAAGGCCCTCGCTGCTGCGCGTCGCATTGCGGATCGCCAACGCAAAAACGAGTCGCTGTCTGCTTCGTACGATGCTGCCGCCAACACGGTCGAGACGCAAAAACATTGGCGATACGCGGACAACCTTTCCGCAGCTGCGGCCAATTCGGTTTCTGTCCGCAAGACACTGCGCGAGCGATCTCGCTATGAGTGCCTGGAAAATAACTCGTTCGCCAAGGGTATCGTTTTGACCCTGGCAAACGACACGATTTCCACTGGGCCTAGCCTCCAAGTGATGCTCCCCGATTCGTCCGCCTCACGAGCGATCGAGCAGAAGTGGCGAAAGTGGTGCAAGGACGTAAAGCTCGCGAGCAAGCTGCGTACTGCACGGATTGCCAAAGTGATCGACGGGGAAACAGTGATCCTCAAGGGAACCAACCGAAAATCTAAGAATCCGGTCAAGCTCGACTTTCGCGTCATCGAGTGCGATCAACTTGCCACGCCATTCTATGCAGATGGACTGCCAAACAAGGTTGACGGCATTGAATTCGATGACTTCGGGAACCCGACGCTCTACCACGTCTTGAAGGGGCACCCGGGCGACCGCTGGCCAATGCAAGCTTTCGCAAAAACGGACGTTGACCCCGATGACATCATTCACCTGTACCGAGCCGAGCGACCTGGCCAGATGCGAGGGATTCCCGAGCTGACGCCAGCTTTGCCGCTCTTTGCGATGCTCCGTCGCTATACGCTCGCAGTGATCACCGCTGCCGAGAATGCTGCGGACTTCTCGGCAATTCTCAAGACCCAATCGAACGCTTTCGACTCTGCGTCCGATGGCATCGACGACATTGACCCGTTTGATTTCGTTCAGATCGATCGTGGATTGATGACCAGCCTGCCCAAGGGCTGGGAAATGGTGCAGTTTGATCCGAAGCAACCGACGACGACCTACAAGGAATTCCGCGACGCGATCCTCAACGAGATCGCTCGATCGGTACACATGCCGAGCAACAAAGCCCTCGCAGACTCATCGAAGTACAACTACAGCTCTGGCCGTCTGGATCACCAGACTTACTATGAGTCGATCGCCATCGAGCGATCCCAGTGGGAGGTTGAATGCCTCGACCGAATCTTCGAATGGTGGTTGGACGAAGCTCTCATGCTCGATGGGTTCCTGCCTGGCTTCGATGCAGTTGACGAGATGCCCAAAGTTTGGCGATGGCCACCGCAGAGAGACGTAAATCCAGCAGAAATCGCCGATGTGAACATCGCGCTGATCGATGCCGGTTTGAAAACTCGGCAGCAGTTCCTGATCGAACAGAACATTGATCCCGAGGCCCACCAACAGCAGCTCGAAGAGGAAGGCTGGGTTGATCCCAAGAAAATCGAAGCTTCCAAGCTCGCTCAGTCTGCTCCCGCAGTTCCGACGGATCCAACGGCTCAAGCCTCTGATACTCCAAATCCGTCCGAGCCAGCACCCACCGGCGAATTTGCAAACATGTCTCGCCTTCAATTGACTCGCAACATGCGAGCGATTGACGACACGCTGACCAAGCTGGACGAGGGGGTCTGGACTCCTAAACGAGCTCGGGTTGTGCTGGAATCCCTCGGGCTCAAAGAACGCACGATCGCCAATCTTCTTGAAGAATACGAGCAGGCAGCGTGAGCTCCCTGACGTACGAGGAAAAGACTCGGATCGGTTATCGCCTCCGAGTCTATACCGCTGCTGGCCGTCGCTCGATTTGGCTTGGGAAGATCACACAGCCAGAAGCCGTGGCCGTCCAGCGTCACGTTGATGAAATCATCGCAGCCCAAACTGCTGATCTCCCAATCCCACGCCAAACCGCGATCTGGCTCGATCGACTTTCGCTGGATCTGAAATCCAAGCTGGTTTGCATCACCGGGTCGATTCGCACGGTACGCTCGGCGATCGACGAGTATCTACACTCCAAACGTGACAAGCTGGCCGCCTCGACGGTGGAGTCTGTGACCAGGTCTTTGGAGATCCTTGGGGATGCAATCGGTGCTAGGCGAATTGACGGAGTGTCAGCCGAGGAAATCGCCTCGATCTATGATGCGCTAGAGGTTGGAGAGTCCACCAAGGGCAAGATCGCCAAAGACTGGAAAGCGCTGTTCCGCTGGTGCGAGGACAACCGCTGGATCCTGAGCAATCCAGCCAAGCGGCTAAGTACGGCCGTACGTGTTCGCGAAAAGCATTTCGTGACGATCGAGACTGCCGAAAAGATCCTTGCCGCCTGCGACGATCCCGAGCTGCAGTTGGTAGTCGCTCTGTCTCGGTTTGGTGGTTTGCGGATCTCCAGCGAGATTCGCGACTTCACTTCGGACTCGATCGACCACACGGCCAAGCGGATCAAGATCAATGATACCAAACGGGGGGTGGTTCGCGAGATTCCCATTTTCCCAGAGTTGGCGAAATGGTTGCCAGCACCTGGCGTTGAGCCATTGCCAACCCTTTCGCAGCTTTCCCATGCAGGCATCACCGCTCGATTCAACGCCTGCGTTCTCAAGGCAGGGCTCGAGACCTGGGACGCTCCATGGCATTCGATGCGAGCCTCGCGCGAAACAGAACTGATCGCTGCATTCGGTCTGGCAACTGCGTCGAAATGGATCGGCAATAGCGAAAAGGTCGCGATGGCGAACTATGCCCTGGTGCCCGATTCTGACTGGGCCAAGGCGGTATTGTAACTTTCGTTTTTCGGGTTTTATGGCCTGCGTGGTAGTCTCGCACGCATGAGCAAATCGCACCGGGCAACCACGAAACGCAAGCGAACCGACCCCAGTGTCATCGTCGCCTCGTCCAAGACCAACTTGGAACTGCGCACCAGTGGCGACGCCATCGCCTTGCAAGCCTCAGATCCTAACACCCCCGACGCGCTGCCCAGTTTTAGTGGGATCGCTTATACCGGTGGTGTCATGCATCCCAAGCTTGCGATTCAGTGGAATGGCCCAGTAGTGATTGATTTAGCAGGACTTGACGCACCGGTCGGACCAGTGCATCGAGACCACGACGAATCAAGGCCAGTTGGGCATCTCACCGCAGTGGCAAACGACGGTACCAAGCTTTCCGTTACAGGAGTGTTTTCCGTCCCGTCTGTTGACCAGCAGGAGATTGTCTCGGGAGCTAGAAACGGATTTCCATGGCGACCCTCGGTCGGTGTGAAGATCCTCACTTACTCCACGATCCCACAAGGCCAAACCCTACAGTGCAATGGACGCACGTTTGAGGGGCCTATTCTCGTCGTCAAACGATCGCAACTTAAAGAGGTCTCCCTGGTAACGATTCCAGGCGACCCTGATTCCTCAGTCTCTATTGCCGCTTCGGCCAACGAAAACATGCCCACTTTCGAAGACTACTGCAAATCTCTAGGCCTTGATCCTGCGACTCTTTCGCCAGAGGCCCTTAGCGCCCTGAAGATTTCCTACGCTGAACAAGTCGAAAACTCTGCTGAACCTGGTTCTGGCATGGACGCCGGAGCCAATCAGCAACCTGCCGCTCAATCTGGTGACTCCTCTTCACAACCAACGGATCCAAATATGGCCAAACCTGCTGCTGCCGCTGCTTCTTCTCAACCTGATCTCCAAGCCGGTGGAAACGTTGATCTGACGGCCTACCGTAAACAACTTGCTGATGAAACCCACCGAGTGAACGAAGTCCGCACCCTCTGCGCGAAGTTCGGCAATCCTGTCGTGATGGTCGCTGGCAAGGAAGTCGACTTAGCCGCCCATGCGATCGAGGCTGGTCTCACTGGCGATCAAACCGAATTGCTCGCTCGGCGTCACCAGGACATCGAAGCAGCTCGGGATTCGCGGCCACGAGGCCCTGCGATCCACTCGCGATCCTCGCAAAGCTCCGTTGAAATTGGTGCCCTCCAA